AACTTAAGATTGTATAGAAACTCTAGTTCACCAGCAAATGATGATGTTACAGGTGTAATTCAATTTGAAGGTAGAAATAACAACTCACAAGATTTTATTTCATCAGAAATTAAATCAGTTACTAGTGATGTTGCAGATGGTTCAGAGGACGGCTATTTTGCTTTAAGTGTTATGAATGGTGGATCACTTGATTTGTTTCTTGGCATAACAGGACCTGAAACTGTTATAAATGATACAAGTAAAGATCACGACTTCCGAGTAGAATCTAATAGTAACACCCATCAATTATTTGTTGATGCTGGTACTGATAATGTAATGATTGGTACGTCTACTAACATAGATAGATGGTTTAATTCTGCTCCAGGACATTCTACTATATTTCAAACATCAGGCTTTAATGATGCCAATAGAGTAAACGCATTTACTCACCACTCAAATGACTCAGGCAGTGCAATGGTTATGCTTGGCAAATCAAGAGGTGGTGCAGTTGGTTATAGTTCTGTTGCTGAAAGTGACGAGATTGGTCAAATATCATTTCAAGGTGCTGATGGTACAGATATGGTTGAAGCTGGTAAAATTCTTGTTACTGTAGATGCTGCACCAGGTGCTAATGATATGCCAGGTAGAATGTCTTTTTTTACTACTGCTGATAGTGCAGCTTCTTCAACTGAAAGAATTAGAATTCGCAATAATGGTCGTGTTAACATTGGTGATGTAACAAATTCGCACGATGGTGTATTTACAACCACTCAAGAAACAGCAGGTGATGGTTACGCCCTATTTGGTAGACATAAAGCAAGTAGTGGTACTGTTAGAATTTTAAGAGGTAGTTTTTCAGAACAAGCACCTGATGATTCTACTTCTGTTTTTATAACTATGGGCGATAGCTCTACTACTAGATTTAATGTAGCTGCCGATGGTGATGTAACTAATCACGATAATGCTTATGGACAAATTTCTGATGAAAGAATTAAAACAAATATAACCGATGCTAATTCACAATGGGCTGATATTAAAGCTATTAAAGTTAAAAACTTTGAACGAAAAGATGATGTTACTCAATATGGTGAGGGTAAAAAAGTACAAATAGGTGTGGTAGCTCAAGAAGTTGAAACAGTTAGTCCTGGTCTTATTAAAGAAGGAGAGCCAACTATTGATGATATAAAAATGTCATCTGCTTTTGGTACACTTTACACCGCAGATGATGCTGAAACTAAAGATGGTAATGATGCTGTGCTATACACTGCTGAGGATGCAGAAGTAATTGATGGTGCATATAATGTTGGTGATGTTAAAATAAAAGCAACACACTCTAAAAAAATTGGAGATATTAAATCTTTAAGTGGAGAAAAAGTTAAAAAAGTGTCTTATTCTGTATTATATATGAAAGCTATCAAGGCTTTACAGGAAGCTCAAACTCGTATAGAAACTTTAGAGACTAAAGTAGCAGCATTGGAGGGCTAATATGTTTACACTTAATGAAAAAGAATATGACGAATCTAAATTATCTGATAAAGGTAAAGCAGCTTATGTTAAACTTATAAGAATTGCTGAACAAAAATCTGATTTAGATATTGTTGCTAACCATTGGACAGCACAGCTTCAAGCTGAACTGCCAAAAGAAGAAGTTACAGATGGATCAGAGTCAAAAGAATAGCGTAGATATTGCACGTCTAGAGGGCAAAGTTGA